GATATGATGGATTATCGCTCTATTGAAACAAGAAGCATTATTGCACATGGACTTTGTAATATTAAAAATCCATTTTTTTATTATATGTGTGAAAAAAATAAATTTAGTATTGATAAAATGGGCGGAATTAATTATATGTCAATTGCGTTTTATGTAACGCCTTTTATCAATGCGGTTGTTCGTTCTGGTACGATGGAAGAAAAAGATTTAATTTTTAAATCAATGTTGACAATGTATGCTTTTGAGAAGATTGAGAGTGGTAAACGTGGTCATAGGGGAGAATTGGTGCCCAGAGTTGAAGAGGCCGTGCGGATTGCAGCTAATGTTAAAGCTAGACAAACAAAGCTTCAAGACGCTACAATGGATCTTCTTGAACAAAGAATTAAAGATTTACAGCTGACAGAAAATGGTATTATTATATTACTTTGTGAACCAGGAGAAGTTGAGAAAAATTTAGCAGGATTATGTGCAAATAAAATTCAAGCAAAATATCAACATCCATGTTATATTCTTACCAAGAGTAAAGAACAAAATGATAAAGAATACTTTTATCGTGGTAGCGGCCGCAATTATTCAATGTCAGAAAATCAAGACCTGCGGCAACTCGCTTTAAGCACAGGAATACCAGAATATGTTCAAGGTCATGCAAATGCACATGGCGCTAGCATTCCAGAATCTCGAATTCAAGAATTTATTGATGCAACAAATAAATTATATGAGAATATTTCTAAAGAGCCAGTATATTGGGTAGATTTTGTTTGGGAATTAAATAAGATTGACCCTAATACTATTTTAGATATTGCTGATTCAAAAGATTTTTGAGGACAAGAAGTACCCGAGCCTTATGTTGCTATCACAAATATTCCTTTAGATTCTTGTAATATTCAACTACTCAGTCCTGATAAAAACCCAACAATTAAAATTACTCTTCCAAATAATGTAGCCATTATAAAATTTAAAGCTAGTGAAGAGCTATACGAAGAAATGCTAAAACCAAATCAAACTATTACTGCGGTCTGTAGATGTAATGCAAATACTTGGATGGGTCATACTACTGCGCAGTTAATTATTGAAGATTATTATCTTGAAGAGAAATGGATTTTTTAATATGGGACTCACAGTATTATCTTTATGCGATGGAATTGCGGGAGCCCGCATTGCTTTAGATAAATGTAATATCCAAGTTGATAAATATTACGCATCTGAAATAAAAGATAGTGCAATAAAATGTGCGACAACCAACTATCCAGATATTATAGAAATTGGAAATGTAAAAGATATATCTTACCAAAATAAGATTTTAAAAACATCAACTGGAGATTTTACAATAGATCATTTTGATTTAGTTTGTTTTGGTTTTCCTTGTCAAAGTTTATCTAAATTAATGAATACCAAAGGGCGCATCGGCTTAGAAGATAAAGAAAAAAGTGGTTTATTTTATGAATGTTATAGAATACTTCAAGAAGTTAATCCTACTTATTTCTTTATTGAAAATGTTGCAACAATGAAAGATACAGATAAACAAATATTAACCGATATTTTAAAAGTTGAGCCAATTAGAATTGAAAGTGGATTAATTGCACCTGCTTTGCGAAAAAGACTTTATTGGACAAATATTCCTTATACGCCAGTTGAAAAGAAAAACATTAAACTTCAAGATATACTTGAAAATGGATATACGCCTAGAGAAAAAGCTCGAGCAATAACCGCATCTAGTGGTGGGCGTGTTATGACCAACACGGCCCGCAGATTCCGCAGAGTTTATGATAAAGGTTTTGAAAATTTAATATATGAAAGCAAGGAGAATTATGAAAACTGTGTCAGATTATACGCTCAATATAAAGGACTGAGTGCAGACGAATTTTCAAAAACTGGCGCTATTGATTCTCTTCTCTTGGAAGAAACTAATAAAACAAGATTATTAAGTCAAAGAGAATTAGAAGCATGTCAAACAGTTCCTGCAGGATATACTTCAATGCTTAATTATGAAGAAGCTGCTAATGTCTTAGGAGATGGATGGACAATAGATGTGATCTGTCACTTTTTTAAAAATTTGACATAATTAAAAATATATAGTATAATTTATATAGAGGATAAAAGAGAAAGAGGTTATATGGCGCGTTTTGAAATGCATTCACATAGTGATATGTCAAATATTCGTCTTATTGATTGTATTAATACAGTTGATTCTCTTGTAGATTATGCTATTAAAATTGGTCTAGAAGGTATTTGTTTAACTGATCACGAAGCACTTGGTAATTGGATTAAGCTTGATCAAAAAAGACAACAAGTTCAAAAGGAACATCCAAATTTTAGAATTGGATATGGAAATGAGATTTATCTTGTAGATGAAAGAGAAAGTAGTCAAAAATATTTTCACTTTATCTTAATTGCAAAAGATAAAATTGGTGCAAAAATGTTGCGGAAACTTTCATCTAATTCTTGGATTCAAAGTTATTTTGATCGAGGAATGGAAAGAGTTCCAACTCTTAAGGCAGAACTAGAAGCTTGTGTAGCAGAATTTGGCAAAGGACATTTGATTGCATCTTCTGCATGTTTGGGTTCAGAATTAGATTATTGTATTCTTGAAATGGATAAGGCAGAAAAAACAGGAAATCTCGAAGGAAAAACAGAATATTATTATAGAATTGTCAATTTTGTAAATTGGTGTAAATCTGTATTTGATGATGATTATTATTTTGAAATTCAACCTGCACGAAGTAAAGAGCAAATGATTGTTAATAAGAGAATCAAAGCTCTTAGTGATTATTTTAAAGTAAAAATTGTTGTGACAACAGATGCACATTATCTTAAAAAGACAGATAGAGAAATTCACAAAGCATTTCTTAATTCAAAACAAGGTGATCGAGAAGTAGATGAGTTTTATGCATATGCATATCTTCAAACTACAGAAGAAGTAATTGAAAATCTTGCGGGGACTGGTCTTGATTATGCAGAACTTGAAGCAAATACTTTGGAAGTAAAAAATAAAATTGCAGATTTTGGTTTTGCACATAAACAGCAAGTTCCGCAAGTTAAAGTAAAAGATTATCCAAAAGTAATGTCAAAAATGGGTTATAAAACTCTTGATTATTTGTATTCAAGTGATAATCCGCAAGAAAGATATTGGGTTAATTATTGTTGTGATAAACTTAAAGAGTTAAATCTCTTTAATGATATTTATCTAACACGACTTGAAGAAGAAGCAGATATTCAAAAAGTAATTGGTGATAAACTTGAGACTTGTATGTTTGCATATCCGATTTTTCTTCAACATTATATTAACTCATTTTGGGAGATTGGTTCAACAGTAGGTGCGGGACGAGGTTCCGCATGTTCTGGATTAAATCATTATCTATTGGGTATTACGCAACTTGACCCAATTAAATATAATCTTCCATATTGGAGATATAGTAATAAAGAACGTGTTGAATTAGGTGATATTGATATTGATATTTGTCCATCCAAGAGAGAAGAAATTTTTAGTCATATTCGTGAAGAAGTAGGACAGCTTGGATGTGTTCAAGTTTGTACTTATGGAACAGAAACAACTCGTTCTGCAATTGCGACTGCTTGTAGAGGTTATCGTTCATACGATTTTCCGGATGGAATTGATAACGATGTTGCGCAATATATGACAAGTCTTGCACCGAGTGAACGAGGTTTTGTTTGGCCTGTTCATGATTTAATTTATGGCAATGAAGAAAAAGATCGTAAGCCTGTTAAAAACTTTCTGGCCGAGGTTAAGAAATATCCTGGGCTTTTAGATATTATTGAAAAAATTGAAGGATTAATTAATCATAGAGGTATTCATGCTAGTGGTGTAAATTTTTATATGAATGATCCATTTGATAGTGCATGTTTTATGAAAGCTACAAGTGGAGCAATTGTAACTCAATTTTCTCTTCATGATGCAGAATATTGTGGCGATGTTAAATTTGATTTTCTTGTAACAGAGATTCAAGATGTAATTGTTCAATGTCTTAATATGTTGCAAGAATATAATGAAGTTGATCAAAATTTGACATTGCGGCAATTATATGATAAATATCTTCATCCTGATGTTCTTCCAATAGAAGATAAAAAAATGTGGGATGTTTTAGCTGAAGGTAATGTATTAAAACTTTTTCAGTTTGATAGTCAAGTTGGAAGTCAAACGGTTAAACTTTTGCGGCCAAAATCTCCACGTGAAATGGCAAACTGTAATTCAGTAATGAGATTAATGGCAAGTGAAAAAGGCGGAGAAACTCCAACTGAGAGATATAAAAGAATGAAAAGAGATATGTCTCAGTGGTATGCGGAAATGCAGCGATGGGGAATTTCTCGAACAGATCAAAAGATTCTTGAAAAATATTATCTTGAAACTTATGCGACTCCCGCGCAGCAAGAAGATATGATGATGATTTTGATGGATCCAGATATTTGTAATTTTTCACTTAAGGAAGCGAATGATGCTCGTAAGATTTGTGCAAAAAAGCAAATGAATCGAATTGATGAATTACATGAATTAGTTTTACAAAAAGCAACTTCAAAACAACTTGGTGAGTATGTTTGGGAAACGGCAATTAAACCGCAAATGGGTTATTCTTTCTCACTTATCCATAGTCTTGCATATAGTTTTGTTGGACTTCAAACAATTTATCTTGCAACTTATTTTGATCCTGTTTATTGGAATACAGCTTGTCTTAGAGTAGATGCGGGACTTGATGAAGATGCAAGTAGTAATTATGGTAAAATTGCAAAAGCAGTAGGTAATATTATTCATCACGGTATTCCTATGTCATTAATTGATATTAATAAATCTGGATATATGTTTGAACCAGATGTTGAAACAGGAAGTATTATTTATGGTCTTAAAGGATTGAGCGGAGTTAATGGCGAAACAATTCAAGAAATTATTAATAATCGTCCATATAAAGGAGTAGAAGATTTTCAAAATAAGGTTAAAATTAAAAAACCTGTTTTAATTTCTTTAATTAAGAGTGGCGCATTTGATAAATTTGGTGACAGAGAACAAATTATGAAAGAATATATTTGGTCTATCTGTGAACCAAAGAAAAGAATTACGCTTCAAAATTTTAACGGATTAATGGAAAGAAATTTAATTCCCGCCGAATTAGATTTTGAAAAAAGATTGTTTGTTTTTAATAAAGCTTTGAAAGCATATTGTAAAGTAGATGATTATTATCTTATTAAAGATAATTTTTATGACTTTTATGAAGAATTTTTTGATGTAGATTTACTTGAAGAATTTGAAGAAGGTCTTGCAATTAAAGAAACCGTTTGGAAAAAACTGTATACAAAAGGTATGGATAAAGCCAGAGATTATTTTAGAGAGCATCAGCAAGAACTTCTTGATCAATTAAATAATACATTATTTCAAGAAATTTGGAATAAGTATGCGGAAGGTACACTTGCAACATGGGAAATGGATAGTTTAGGCTTTTATTATCATGAACATCCTCTAAAGGATATTAATAAAGAGATTTATAATATTAAAGCATATGCGAGTTTACCAGAAAATCCGGAAATTGAGAGAAAGTTTAAAAGAAATGGCGTAGATATTCCACTCTTTAAGACTTGCCGCATCATTGGTACTGTTGTCGCTAAAGAAGATAATAAGTCTTGTATTAGTTTGTTAACACCAGAAAGCGGTGTAGTAACAGTCAAGATGAATCGTGAGTATTATGCAAGGATTAATCGTCAAATTAGTGAGATTCAAGTTGATGGACATAAAAAAGTTATGGAAAAAGGTTGGACTTCAAAAGGTAATTTATTAATGGTAAATGGTTTTAAACGTAGCGGAATGTTCTTCACAAAAACTTATAAACATACAAAGTCACATCAAGTTTATCACATTGATAAAATTAATAAAGATGGAACAATAGAGATAACTCATTGTCGTTGGGGGGAAGATTCAGAAGAATAGACTCTGTTCTTCCCCTTTTTTAGGGCAAAAAATTATAACTATCTTGTTTAAAAAAACATTATATATGGTAAGAAAAAATAGTTTTATATAAAATGGATAGGAGATTTATGGTAACATTATTTTCAACTAACTGTCCTAGATGCAAGGTTTTAGAACGAAAGCTAACTTCTGCGGGAATTGATTATACTGTAAATTATGATATTCAAGAAGTTATTGATGCTGGCTTTAAATCTGCACCTATTTTAAAAGTAGATGATACATATTATAGCTTTAAAGAAGGAGTAGATTGGATTAATAATGAAAATTAATATTCGATTAAATAAAAATTTTCAAACTCAATTTAATAAAATGGTTGAGAAATATGGAGAAGAATTTTTAAAACTTCAAGGTTTTGATGAAGCAACACTTAGCTTCACTGATTTTATTGAAGGTTTTATTGATTCTGATAATGTTGCAAATACTTCAATTGATGCAAATGCAAATATTGCGCAAAAAGATATTGTAACTTTACTTTCAGAAATGTCTAAACCAGATCAAAAACTTCTTGTATTTAATAAACTTTATTATGAAATTAATAAGAAGTATGGATATAAAGTTGCAAATGAAGCAATGGAAGCAATGTGGTCATATGCTCTTTATATGCATGATTTTAACACTGCTACTTTAATTCCTTATTGCTTCGCTTATGACATTAAACCAATAGCAGAAAGAGGATTGTTTTTTATTAAAGGATATAATGCTCAACCCGCAAAACATCTTGATAGTTTTGTTCAAATTTTAATGGAAGCAATCGCTTTTCTTAGCCGCAGACAATCTGGAGCTTGCGGCCTTCCTAACTTAATTCCTTATCTCTATTATTATTGAAGTAGAGATGTAAAAGACGGTTATTATACAAAAGACCCTGAGACATATAAGAGACAACAAATTCAAGCGCTTATTCATCGTTTAAATCAACCTTGGGTTCGATCTGATCAGGCGGCTTTTACTAATGTAAGTGTCTTTGATCATCCTTATTTTGAAGCTATTTTTGGTGGAGCAGAGTTTCCCGATGGTAGTTTTATGATTGACGAAGAGGAAGAGATTATTGAATTCCAAAAAGATTTTATTGATGTTGTAAATGAAATTAGAGAAGAAAATATTTTTACATTCCCTGTCCTTTCAGCTTCTCTCCTTTATCAAAATGGTAAATTTGTAGATGAAGAGTTTGCAAAGTGGGCGTGTGAGGCTTCCCGCAAGTGGAATTTATTTAATTTCTTTACAGACTCTTCTGTTAATAGTCTTTCTAATTGTTGTCGTTTAAAGAGTGATATTACTGATTTATATTTTAACTCTATTGGAGGGACAGCTCTCGAGGTTGGTTCAGTAAAAGTCTCTACACTTAATATTGCTAGACTTGCTTATCAAAGTGAAACTGAACAAGATTTCTTAGTTAGGCTTCGTAATTTAACTGAACTTAATCTTAAAATTCTTGACGTTCAACGACATATTATTAAGCGTAATGTTGAAAAAGGACTTCTTCCCAACATTTCTTGCGGCTTAATGAATTTAGATGCTATGTATTCTACTGTTGGAGTAAATGGTATTTTTGAAACAATGAAGACATTTGGGTATACCCAAGTAGATGATTTTGGTAATTATAGTTATACGAAAGAAGCATATGATCTTGGGCAAAAAATCTTTAAGATTATTCAAAATTGCATTGACAATTTTGTTTTAGATAAAGATTATAAGATTAATATTGAGCAAGTTCCCGCAGAGCAAGCTGCAGTTAAGCTACAGAAAGCAGATGAATATCTTTATGCGGACTCTGTAGTTAAAGATCTTCCTCTATATGGTAATCAGTGGATTCCTCTTGGAATTAAAGCTACTATCCAAGAGAGAACAAAAATCTGTGCAGCTTTTGATAGTTATTGTAATGGCGGCTCTATTGAACATATTAATGTAGATGCTCCATTTACTAATTTTGATCAAGCCTGGAAGATGCTTAATTGGATCGCGCAACAAGGTGTAACTTATTTTGCTTTTAATGGTAAAGTAGCGCAATGCAAGAATTATCACAGTTTCTATGGTAAAGTTTGTCCTGTGTGCGGCGAGCCTGTTGAAACCGAATATACTCGTATCGTAGGATTTTATACTCCTACAAAGAGTTATTCTAAGCAACGTAAAGCAGAATTCGATCTAAGGCAATGGGATAATTTAAATGAAAATTAAAGGACTTATTACAGAAGACTTTGTAAATTATAAAGAGCCTTCAATGATAATTGAATTTCCATATTGTACTTTCAAATGTGACAAAGAATGTGGATTAAAAGTATGTCAAAATAGTCATTTAGCACAAGAATCTAATAAAGATATTCCTATTGAAGCTATCGTGAATCTTTATTTACAGAATGAGATTACAAGTGCAATTGTTTTTCAAGGATTAGAGCCTTTTGATTCTAAAAAGGATTGCTATGATTTAATTAGTTTATTTAGAGAATATACCACTGATGATATTGTTATTTATACAGGATATAATGAAGATGAATTAACGGAAGAAATAGAACATTTAAAACAGTATAAAAATATAATTATAAAATTTGGTAGATTTATTCCAAATAATAAATTAAAATATGATAAAATATTAGGAGTAAATTTAGCAAGTGCTAATCAGTATGCTAAAAGAATTAGCTAAAAAAAATAAGGGTAGACCAAATGCGGCCTACCCTGTTTTTTTGTATAGAAATTCCTTGACAAAAAAAATTTTTTATGATAAAATATATAAAAGTTGGAAAAGAGTTTAGATAGGAGAAATCATATGGAAGAAGAAAAGCAAGATATTCAGATGAATATGTCTTTATATGATTTAAATAAAAGTGTTATTTTTAATCTACCTCCGCAAGATGAAAGTATTTTAAATAAGAATTTTAGGGAAATTAGTTCTTGATTTGGAAAAAATAATGATTCTTGATTTATGTTAATGTGCAAAGAGCGTAGTGATTTTACGATAATTCATATTACAAATGATAATTATTTTCAAGCCACTCAAGAATTAAAAGAAATTCTTCAAGAAAGAGGTTCTATTTCTAGTTTACAATATAATCAAGATCAAGATATATGAGAAATTTGAGTAAAAGATGAAAAAGAAGCTTATATCTTTATGCTTTTTGAAGCTTCTTGAATGATAGTTGAAGTTTAAGGAGATAAAATGCAGAAATTAATTATCAAAGCCAGTCCTGTTTTGCCTTTTGAAATTTTTAAAGTAAATGCAGATTACACTAATATTTCTAAAATTTATCAATCTCAATGGTCTAGACAAGCGTTAGATTATCTTAAAGATTATGCTTTAAAATCAAATGAAAATATTGAAGTAAATTTTATAGGACCAGAAAGTTATGTTAAGCATTTTGTAGAAGAAGCTAATACTTTTGAATTTGTAAAAGCTAGTGGCACAGGAGTATAAAATGATTAAATATCTATTAAAAAATACTGCGGAAATCTATGTGGAAAGCGAAGATGATGCGAATGCTCTCCACAAGGAATATGAAGAATATGCTAGAGAAAATGATTATATATTAACAGCTTGATCTCAAACGTATCATACTAAGAAGGAAAAGGGCGAAATTGTAAAAGAATGGTGAGTTTGTAAATGTACATTAATTTTTAATGATACAAAAGATCCGGACATTCTTTTAGATAATATTGATTTTAAGATGCAAAAGAAGATTCCTATTGAAATGGTATCTCCATGAGATGAGGTTTAATATGACAGAATTAACTGATTCATTTTTTAATGCTTTATCTGTTGATTGGCCGCAGGATGAAGATTCTTTAGATAAAATTGTAGATGCAGCAATGAAAATATCAAAAGTTGAAATGGAAGAAATTAAAATTCGTTATCTTCCTGGTGCTCCTCATATTGAACAAGTTGGTTGAGGTAGTTGAATTGATTTATATACATATGAGGATGTAACATTAAAAGCAGGCCAAAGAGAATATATTTCTATGGGTGTAGCAATGCAGTTGCCGCAAGGATATGAAGCAATTCTTGCACCCCGCAGTTCAACTTTTAAACGTTACGGTCTTCTTCAAAGTAATTCAATTGGAATAATTGATTCAACTTATAACGGTGATGATGATATTTGGTGTATGCCAGTAGTTGCTACTAAAGATATTTATATTCCAAAAGGAACAAGAATTTGTCAATTTAGAATTCAAAAAGAACAACCTAAAATTCGTTTTGTTGCTGTTTCTTCTCTTGGAAATGAAAATAGAAACGGTTTTGGAAGTAGTGGTATATAATGCGGCGAACGATGGCAGTTGATCAAAGCAGTCGAGTAACAGGCTGAGCTGTTTATGATAATGAAAAATTAACTGGTTGAGGTCATTTTTCAATTCCCGCTAATAAAACAATGGGACAAAGATTAAAAACTTTTCAACAGCATTTAATTGAGTTATTAGATTTTTATAATATAGAACATTTATATTTTGAAGGTATACAATTACAAAATGGAAATGCAGAAACATACAAAAAATTAGCTATGATACAGGCTATGATATTTTTTACTTGCCATGTAAAAAATGTTCCATGCACAGAATTAGCTCCTTCTCATTGAAGAAAGATTCTTAGTGAAAAATATAATTGAAAATTTGGTCGTAGTCGAGCTGAACAAAAACAAAAAGCAAAAGATCTTATAGAAGAACAATTTAATATTTATCCAACAGAAGATGAATGTGATGCTATCTGTTTAGGACTCGCGGGAATTCATGAAGAAAAAAAGAATAAATCAGCTTTTTAAATAAAAAAAATGGGGCACTCTATTAATTTAGAGTGCCCCTTTATTTGTTTATATTAATGAAGCAAAACCACTTATTACACAAGCTAAGCTTATAAAAATACAAGCTTTTAGAATTAATTCTATACTATCATCACTACTATTCGTCACTATTAAAACTTCCCATCATTAAGCGCACGCTGTAGTGCCATTGTAGTATACTTACCTCAGTCACCATCAAGATAGTACTCAGTTCCATAATACCCAAGCTTGCGGAGATACTTCTGTAATCCAAGAGTAGAGTAATAACCAAAATCACCATCAAGGTAATACTCAGTTCCATAGTATCCTTTAGCACGGAGATAGCGCTGTAAAGCTAACTTGGAATAATAACCAAAGTCACCGTCGATTAAATAAGCAGTTGTGTAATAGCCTTTCTTACGGAGGACTTTTTGTAATTTAGTCGCAGTATAAGAACCAAAGACACCATCAACATATAGTTTATCAGCAGTGGTGTTAGAAGAGCTAGAGCTACTGCTGCTAGAAGAGCTAGAATCAGCATCATAATTGGGACGAATAACACCGACGATGCAGCTATAAGGACGAGTGCGGCGAGCGACCATACCACTAACATTACCTTCAATAGTTTCTAGGCTTGAGCCAGTATTTCTCTCACAGAAGCCTGTGTGGTCAGCATTTGAGCTATAATATCCGCCATAGCTCCAGTCAAATAAAACTACGTCACCAGGCTTAGCTTGTGAAGGACGGAGAAGTTTACCCGCACTACGAGCAGCCGCAAGTAAACCACTAGTGCAAGCTGCAGTAGGACACCCTGTGCAAGAAATACCTAATTGAGCTAAACACCAAGAGACGAACATAGCACAGAAAGGAACTCCTGTTGTGCCAAAGTAAGGAGAATTAGTAATTTTAGCATATCAGCGACCATATTTTGTGCCTTGCTCTGGATCGTTATAACGATTATAACCAACCTCTTTTGCAGCTACTTGTAAAAGGGCTTTAGCAGTTTTCGCCATCTGCATCACTCTCTTCTTTATCTTCTAAAGCGTGTTGAGCTTCAATTTCAACTTTTAAAGCTTCCCATGCTTCTGGATCAGGGAATTCTGTAATATCATATTCTAATACTTTTTCTTCTGCCATAAAAAACTCCAATCTATTATTGTTGTTCCGCGGCTCTTTCTTCTTTGGTTAGACCATCTTTACTGTGAAGAAGCATTTGATATCAAGCAGAGTTAGAAATTTCCGGATGAATTTCAGCAAAAATTTCTAATAAAGACCAAAGTTCCATTAATGCAAGTGAAATAACAACACTCATTAATACAGGTTGGAATCCTAATTCGAGTCCACCAAGTAACATTCCATCTACAACATCCGCGGCTACGATAATTCCAAAATTACTAATTTTGCG